AATTCTAACTTATTATTAGTTACTGTACCAAAAACCCTTACAAAAATACCATTTCTGATATTTGATTTACTTGTTGCAAGACTAATTGTACTTGCATTAACCTTTTTAACGTAATATTGACCTTCAGGAATATTAAGGGGTATATTATTATTTGCACTATACCAAATAGGATCACCACTATAAAATGGGTTTGAACCAATGTTCAACTCAAATCCGTTAAATTGACCACTGAAGAGTACTGATTGATCTTTTGGTACAATTGGTGTATTAAAGTAATCTGGTAAAGAAGGAGATATTACATAAGCATCTCTAAGACCATGATTTAATGATGTATAAACATTTTGTAAATTAGCAGATACCTTTGATAGATTTGGAAGATTGGTTGCTAAAACTTTAGATATTCCTCTTCTAATAATAAATGATAGGTTTGCAGTTACAAGATTTGCAGGTAAATTAACATCAAAGGTTTTTTCATCACCTACCCCAAGAACACTTACATCATAAGTTGTTCCATCACTAGCAATTAATACACCAATATCACCCAAAGTAAATATATGATTATCATACGTAGTTAATCTATATTGTGCTGCACCATTGATATTATTAGTTAATTTTACAATATTAGATATATCATATTCAGGTGTAATATTAGAAACCCAACTCTTATAAATTTGTTCTTGAGAATCAAATCCTAAAGATATAATTTCAACTTGATCTCCTGGTTGATAATAGTTTGATGACTCAGAATCATAAATTAATTCACCAAGAACACCAGTTATTTTAACTCTTATATCATTTCCTTCATTATCTACAGAATATGCATAGTCTGGAGTTGTTATATCAGTAGTAATTGGAATTACAACAGGAGAATTTAATCCAAAGAACTGGTTAGAAGACCTAGAAGTATAGGTAATATCGTATATAACATTATCAATAGTAACATTAAGTGTTCCAGCATCTGGAAAACTGATAGCAGAGTCAACGTCAATATAATCTTGCCCCAAACCAACTTCTGCAGTAATTCTTGTTTTAGGATGAACTGTAAATTTAAAGAGTTCAATATCTGGATTATAATCAAGACTTAATCTATAATAAGCTTGATTATCTTTTATAAGTTGTTCAACTGCAGTAATAGAACCAGTTGCTTTTTGAATTTTACCTGATTCATCCTGGAATAAAGTCCTATTAACAAGATCATTAGGATCTCCAACCATCTTCTGTACTACAAGATCCCTAACAATCCTATAATCAGCATCTGATGGTTGTAATAAAAAGTCTCTTGGTTTAACAACTGATATATCAACACCAAAAATTACTTTAAAAAGAATATCAAAGGATGAACTAGCACCCTTAGCAGAATAAAAATCTTTTAATCTAGAGACAATAATCTTTTCATTAATTGCTTCAAAGAAGGATACATCTTCAAATCCTGGTGCATATTGTGATTTAAACTTCCTATAGAACTCAAATAAGAATAATGCATGTAAATTGTATACTACAGAACTAGTAACATGCTCTTCTACTTCAGTATCACTAAATGTTAAACTATCTTCTACTTGCCCCTTATATGATGTTATTCCACTAAATCCTCTTTCACATCCAACAAATGTAGTTGGTGTTTTAGATTGATAACTTATAATTTCATCGTCAATTTGAATTAAACCATGAGTCTCAGGAAATCCTTGTGTATTATCTACTGATATCTCATCATTAAATATACCAACACCTTCAGTAGTATTAGTATAATAAACTAACTCTGATAAATTCTCTAACCTTACATATTGATCAATATTGTTTAATATATCCGACGGACCACCAGGTTCCTCCAAAGATTCGTAATAAGATCTAAGGAATCCTTGGAATTCAGGATAATTGTCCCTAACAAAACTAGGTACCTGGTCCTGTATTAGGTGGCGGGCTTTTACTCTATTTTGCATATCCTTACAACCTTACGTATTCCTCGTCGGTGTAGCTAGATGATACTATATATCCCGATCCTGAGAGCTCTGCTCCAGAGGAAATTGTGTCGGAAACCATATTAATGTGAGATGAAGATGTACTTAATTGTAGATATAAATCTTGTTTTCCAATAATGTCATTTGACTTTGGAATAGCAGAGACCTCAATTATTTGGTCTCCAGATGCCTTTTTAGTTGTAGCAGTAATATTTAGAGCATTAATAGTAATCTCACCCTTCTTATAGTCGATTTTACCAGCATTCTGACGTACAACTACAGGTGTTTGTGTAGCATCCAACTTGAATATAACAATCTTACCAGTCATCATATCTTTATTTGGAATATCACTGAAGTAAACAGTACCTGTTATACCACTAACAGAGACCCCAGATGTCTTAAAGTTATACCCAGTAGCATCTTTAATGTGGAATTCATTACCAAAACAGATCTCATACTCTGCAAATTCATTAATTAGTACTTTTAAATCCCTTCTCATATTCATCTTTGTGATGTTTGATGTAATTGCACGATCAGAATCGTCAATTAGTTTAAGGAATTTACTGTATTTGAATCTTGATCCATACTTATTAAGGTCAGTAGAATCAGAATATTTTTCAATATTGGTTGTTATAACACTTTTTAACTGTTCTGCAGTACCTAAATTGGTATTATAGTAAACAGAAGTGTTATATTCGATATGAAGGAACTTCAAATCTACAAATTCAGGGACAATTCCTGCAACTGCATACTTTTTAAGAGCAGTTTTTAGGTTGTCTTTGATATTATTTGGTAAATATGTACCATTTCTTGGTTTTACTGTGATATAAACCTTACCAAATTTTGGTGGACTGAGTTCTTCACCACCAAAAACAGATACAGACTCAGTTTCAGGGAAGATTTGAGGTAAAATTGTCTCATAATCAGTAGCAGTTACCGCTCTATTTTGAGAAGCATATACTCTAGGAGCAAATTTTTTGATAGAAGCGATAGTCTCAATTGATGTTCCACCACCAGATGCCTCATCAGCAGTCACAATTGGTGAAGGAAGTTTGACTACGTTACCATTATTATCATGTAATCTACCTACAAAAGTAAATTCTGAGACTCCATTTGCCTCTGATGCCACTGTAGTGATGTAAGAAGCAATAATATAGTTCTTATCTTGTAATTTTCGACCAAAAATACCATCACCAAAGAAGATTTCGTACCTTTGATCGTCAATTTCGTTCAAAAAGAAGACATCATCAGTACTTTTTAGTTCAGTGATGTTATTTACATACTTATATTTCCTACTTATCGAACTTTCCTTGGATTCTCTTACATCAATTCTCAATAAAGAGCTATCAATGTTGGTATTATTGAGAATAAAGCGTTGATCTTTGTTTAACGCATCATAAGTAAAGGTTTCTGTTAAATAAATTCCTTCATATATGCTTATTTCATCAAAACTAGCAATACCACCAGACACTGGAACGGTAATATCTTCTGGAATAGAGAATGTATAACTCTGTTTACCAAAATTAGACGCACTTGTTGCCACAATACCCTTTTTAAGAGTGATTGCAGTAGGGTTTGTAGTTAAATTACTGGTAGATAGGAAGAATGATATCTTTGCTTTTGCTGATATATTTGATCTAGGTATATAACCAACGTTTCTTGCTAATGATACAACGTTCTCTCTTAGTGTTGCACCATCAATAAACACCTCATTAGAGAGCATATTGGCATTATATGCTGATATGTAAGTATTATATGCTAAAGTGTCTAATAATATAGAAAAATTAGACCCGTCAAAATCAAAATCAGTGAAATCACTGTTAGTACGCAGGTAACTTTTAACCTGCGTTTTGATTTGATCAAAATCTAAATTTGAAAAATTTACTAATGCCATCTATCGAGTCGGTAATAAGACAAATGATAATTGTTGTGGTTGTGCGTCAATACCAATTATCAGATATACTAAAGTCACATCCATTGCATTCCTATCAAAGTCTGGTTCGACCTCTACATTATCAATAATTACCCTTGGTTCGTAGTTTTTTATAACTGCTTCAATCTCTCTCCTTAAATTATCAGCAGTAAAGGAGTCTACGTTCTCAAAAAGTAGTCTATTTACTGCACACCCCAAACTAGGATTGAACATTTTCTCACCTTGGAGGGTAAGAACAAGATTTTGCACAGAACGAGAGATAGCAGACTCATTTTTAAGCACTAATAGGTCTTTCGTAAGAGGATTTCTCTTTAACGACAGACTAATATCCTTAAATCCAACACTGGATCTCTCTACGGGCATGATATTTATTTAATACTATTATTTAATATCTATTTAGACACTTCCCAATCAGTTCTTTCCGTAGAAGGATCATATAGTTCTTCTTTCGGTAAATCAACATTGCGTTTAGCAATCTTTTTTAACTGATGATCTGAGTCAGTCTCTGTAATCAGAGTCCTATTGTCAATTTCCACTAATTTGCCTCCACTATTCCTTTTAAAATAACCAGGATTATGCCAGGTATCCATTTTTTCAGGACGTATGCCGTATATATTTATCTTCGGAATTTCTTTTTATTTATTTCGTCTAATTGTGCCTCTAAAATAACTTCCATACTCCTTATATTATCATAGAGGTAATCTTCCCAATAATTGTCCTCTATTAAATCATAGAGGTGATCAATATGCTCTAAAGCATACATTAGTTTGGTTTGATCATTCATTCTCATTATCAAACCCCTTCCTTACTTTCCAGTCAGCATACATCTGACCAAAGACCATACCTTCGTGAGACTTAATCTCCGCACCATCAAGAAGTTCTATCTGTCTCTTAGATAGTTTTCCCTTCCGCATCTCTTTGTATTCTTCTGGAAAACGAGCGATTGCGGTGATTAAGTCTTGTACGTTCATCTACCTTGTCCTTTGTATCTTTTTTTAGCACTATTTCGAGACGTTGCTGCATATTTTG